TCGTCCATCTCAAAACGGTCTGCTAGTACCCGGTAGCCCATGTTCTGCTCCTGTTGTTTTACTGTAAGCCCATATTATATAGAAATGGCCAATACTGGTCAACCGGAATCTAGCACCAAAGATTTCGTATTTTGGGGTCGCGAACTTCGTGGGGTTTGGGCTGACCGTGGAAAACGATCACTGAGGTGTCGCCGGCGATTTCAGCGCCTGTGTCTGGCTGATTGGGACGTCGACGACGGAAGTCATATCCACCATCCAGCACTTGCCAACGATAGCTTTGGAAATACTTTGCGTCCATGTATCTGCGTTCGTTGTAGTCGATGGTAGCGTTGAGATAATCCTGATCTCCGGGATACTGCCGTATGGTCTGTTCTATGTTGCCAGCGTTGAACTTGTCCCATACCCAAGCATAGCGATCAGTGTTCCACCACATCACGCTGCTGTTGATGGAGTTGTAGGAATCCTTCTGCAGATATCGGAAATCCTTGATGGCCCAGAACTTTTCTGTGCTCAACTGGAACATCCAACTGATATTCTGCATTATGACCACATCAAGATCAAAGTACAGCAAGTCTCCGTGATAGTGCTCGGGATTGAATAACTGCATCTTGTACCACCAACTTTTCTTTGGTCCTTTGATGCCTGGCCATTCTGTTAGATTGTGTTTGATCATGTGTGGTGGCACGCTGCGATCATGTTCAGTAAACACATGCAGTTTGAGTTCGCCATCGATGTGCCGTCGGATCATGCTGTGGAGATTATCCACATACCGCCAATCATATCCATCGCCGTGTATCAAACAGGCACAATGACGCTGACGGTTAGTGACTAATCTGTTTTTTTTAGACATTTAGAACTGCCACACTATTTGATATTGATCGTATATGGGAAGATGATTTTTAGCTTCCAAGTATTCAAACACTCGACGGCCTTTGCCTGTGCGCTGCTGATTGTGGCACCAGCGTGTGTTATCATCAACCACGACCACAGCCCCGGGCTTGAGATATGGTTCTATGACCAAGAACTCTTTGAGATGATGTTCTGCGCTGGGCACATCATCCTCCCATACTACATCCCAGGAATCCAGATAAAATAGATCCACTGCGGCAAGATCTGTTTGCTGCTTTAGCCAAACCACGCTGTCCGAACAGTCCACAGAAAACTTTTCACTGGCTATGAGAGATTTTGCTGCTGCACATGCTTCAGGATCTATGTCTACTGATCGCACACGACCGCCATGCCAATCCACGAACTTGGTGAACAAGAAGGCGCTTTGGCCATCTGTCCAGTTGTCAGGAGTCCTCGTGGTACCAGTCTCAATGATATCAAAATCTTTGCTGCGATGTTTCAACATCAACATGAACATGAGATCAAATCCCATGGCTCTGTTGTACATGCCGTCAATCACCCGGCCACGGTTGGCAGTGAAGTTGATGTTTAGTTTATGGGCCCAGTTATCGCGATAGTGTGTTTGCCAATCAATAGTCATTGTATATTTACTGATGCTTACAGTGCAGATTGTATTCTTTTGAGCCACGTGCCTGCGTGTAGTTCTTCCAGGGTGTATTCTGTGTGGCAGATTTGCACTAACCAAGTGTCAAGATCACGATCATATGGTTTTTCAATATCCGCTAAACTGATGCCCACCGGTGCCGCCAAACTGGACTCATGCACTATGGGTCTACAACCCGCGATGGCAGCTTGCACACCGGGACCAGAGTTATGGTTTACTACAGCATGATAATCAAACCGCATATCAAAGCTGTCATAGGTATTGGCCATAGGCTTTGGTTGTTCGATCACAATGTCTCTAGGTAGTTGAGCTAGGTCCAATCTGCAACGTGGATGTGGTCGCACTTTGATATCGCGGTCAGTGTGCTGACGCACCTGTTGTATCTTGTGCTTGACCCAATCAGTCATATTGTTCAGACCAGCCACTTGCAGGCTGCGATCATGTTGAGCAGCGATGACCACACTGGAGTCGCCATCAAACTTTATGGCTTTGCTGATCCTCAGTTTCTTGGGCCTATCCCAATCTAGATCTTGTTCGTGTCCATAGTAGCCATCGCGTGTGATGTTGTTCACAGCCACTTTCCAGGTCTGGCCACGATACAGCGCACCTATCTCCAGCACTATCACGGGCTTGTTCTGGGCGCGATAATGCTCATATACTTGACGATTTAGTGCCATGCGGCCAGACCACAGCACTGACCAGATCAATGCTGCATCCGAATCTTGGCTGTTTTCTTGTGTTTGTATGCCGCTGCTCTGAAAATAGTCCAGCACAGCAGCCATCACGGGACGACTGTTTTGGGCACATTGAGAAGGAAAATAGGCTATGTTATTGATCACTAAATATCTCACTATGAAATACTCTGTAGTTACCACCTTTAACCAGTCAGGCTATAAACAATACGGCCAGCGCATGATTCAGACTTTCCTAGCCCAATGGCCTGCAGAAGTAGATCTCGTGGTGTATGCTGAGAACTGCGCTGTGACTGAAACAGCACCCAATCTCACAGTGCGTGATATTTCGGTATGCACAGATCTTGTTGCATTTAAACAACGATGGCAGGGTGTTCCCAAGGCCAACGGAGATGTGAGTCAGGATCCGGTGCGTAGTCTTAGGCGTGATGCTGGCAAAGGGTTCAAATGGGACGCAGTACGATTCGCACACAAGGTCTACAGCATATTCCATTGTGCCCAAAACACCAATGCAGATATCTTGATATGGATGGATGGTGATACTGTATGCCATAGTCGTGTAACTATAGCTGATTTACAACGTCTCTGTCCTGAAGACTCTGAACTGGGTTTCCTAGGTAGACGTGGTAAGTTTTCAGAATGTGGTCTGTATTCAATGAACTTGGGTGCCACAAACATACAACAGTTCCTTACTGAATTCCAACGCATGTATGATGATGCTGAACAAGGTATTTTTACTTTGGATGAATGGCATGACAGTTTTGTGTTTGATGCAGTGCGGCACAAGATATCTCCTATACAGATAGATTGGAGTGGTCATCTTATCACAGGCGAAGGACATCCATTGATCAACTCGGCCTGGGGCGCATATCTAGATCATCTCAAAGGCAAACGCAAAAACACAGGACGCAGTCCTGCCAGTGATCTCAAAGTGCCGCGCACAGAATCTTACTGGCAATGAACTGGATATTCCTCAACAAGAAAAACAACGACGAATACATTGAAATGTTTGCTCGTGGTTGTGGCTCTGCACCCACTGAGTTAGAAACATGGAACTACCAAGATAGCACAGAGCCTGTGGTCATACGCGGTATAATGAAACACAAGATAATCAAACGCTGTTGGACTGATCAGAGAACGTTTTATTACATGGATTCAGGATACGTTGGCAATCGGCCCAATCCTAAAAATCCACATGGTTGGAAACAGTGGCATAGGATAGTGCCCAATAACTTACAGCACGATCGTGTTATCACTAGACCAGCTGATCGTTGGCAACAACATGATATTGGCATGCCACGACGACAGCATGGCAGCCGGATACTGTTGGCATTGCCCGACGAAAAGCCTTGTGTTTTTTATGGCATTGACCTTGAGCAATGGACACAGGAAACGGTAGCAACTATCAAGCAGCACACAGACCGTGAAATAGTCACACGCTCACGCGACCCTAATCGACAAGTCAGGGTGGCCAATGATTTACAATCAGCATTGACTGACATCCATGCTGTGGTCACTTTCAACAGTATCGCTGCCACTGAGAGTGTGTTGGCGGGTGTGCCTGCTTTTGTGTTAGCTGATTGCAATGCTGCTCGCCCGGTGGCCAACACTGACTTGTCAAAGATTGATGATCCATGGTATCCAGATCGGGATCAAATACACGATTGGGCCTGCCATCTTGCATACGGGCAGTTCCACAACACAGAGCTGGCCGATGGCACAGCAATGAGAATATTACAGGAGACAGAACATGCATGAACATTACGGTTGGCAGTTCCCGGATTTCGAAACACACTTTCCCAGGATGTTGAAGAAAAGTGTAGACAAAGGCCTACCACCAGAATACCAAATAGCCGTGCGTCAACGCAGCATTGAGCTCTGCTCCAAACGAGGCACAGCTCTAGACATTGGTGCCAATGTGGGACTATGGAGTCGAGACTTAGTGGATAACTTTGCCAAGGTCATTGCGTTCGAACCAGTGGCCTTGTTCCGAGAGTGCTTGGAGAAGAATGTGAGTGGTGATAACTTTTTTATCAGTCCATTGGCCTTGGGAGACCAAGACACTCAAGGCACTATGATCATCACAGAAGGCAACAGTGGCCATAGTCATCTTGATCCTGCCAGTATGGGCCGCGGCGATGTGCAAGTAGTTCGTCTGGACAATCTAAAGATGGAAAATATAGACTATATAAAGATAGACTGTGAAGGTTATGAATATCGTGTGCTGCAAGGTGCAGAACAAACAGTGAAACATTGGCGACCCATAGTGGTCATTGAACAGAAACCCCACGATGCTTACAGCAAAGAATATGGACAGTTTGCTGCTGTGGGATTGTTGGAGAGTTGGGGTATGCG